TATCTTCTATAGATTCTGTAAAGTATATTTTATTTCTTTCTATATTAAATGATCCTCTATAAAGTGTTACTGTGCTCACTCCAGAGTGAGATGTTGCTGAAGATCCTACAAATCCTCTTTGAACATAAACAAGAGGAAATGTTCCAGCAAAGGAAATTGGTCCAGAAGAGGATGTTCCTAAACCAACATTAATAACTTTCATATATTCATCATCAACTTTGAGAATATCGTTAAGAGCGATTGAAGATATTCCGGTTAATGGGAAAATAGAAGAAGCTACGCCTATTGATGTTGGATTGTCGATACTATAATTTAATAATGAATACGCTATGGGAGATTGTACAATATTGTTAACAGTAATTAAGGATTTTTCATTTCTCTTGACCATTTCAAATTCATGAGAACTTCCATATCCAACATTAGCAATAGATACTGAAATTGGTGGAGTTGATAAAGCATATTCTTTTCTAGTTGCAACTTTAAAGTTATCGTTATCAATTCTAATAGCATAAACTTTTGATGGTAAAACATCAGTAGATACCCCAGTATAACTTAGAGTAGTACCAATACCAATCGCAGTGCCTGCAGTTCCAACTGAAGTTAATGGTCTATACAGTAGTTCTTCTCCAGTTTGGAAGAAATGATCATCAATAGAAAACTTTCCAGTAGAAATATCCAATACTGAAGAACTTGATGGATTAAAAGTCTTCATAAAAATTGGAATATCATTATATTTTAAATCAAATCCTTCATTTTCAGTTTGATCTGGAAATTCGTCACTAATATCATCAATTGCAAGAACTCTATTAGTTCTGACCTCTACATAATCGGTTAGTTTTTTATTTCTAAATTTTAAAAATACGGAACTATTATCTACAGTATCAACATCAATTGATAAATCAAAGTTATTGATTGTATCAACTCTATTCTCAGTGACAAATTTATAAAGAATATTGGTATATTCTTTAACGGTTGTTGCAATCCCAACATTTACATTTTTAAGTATTTCAGTATCGGCAAAATTCTTAAATCCACTTGGATGTAATAAGTCATTTACTGGACTAGAAATATCCTGCCAAGTTTGCTTACTCTTAATTGAGTAAGAAAGATTTTGATAATAATCATTATCCGCAATAACTTGATTATCCTCATCAAGTTTTCCAATATCATTTTCCCATCCAATTAGTTGAGTAGATCCATATCCAACTTTAAAGTATCCAAAAGATTCTTTAACCTTATCAATAGTTGCTAATGTTCCTGATTGTATACCTCTAATAATATCATTTTCTAAGAATTTAAATGTTCCTGATACTTTGATAAAATTATTATTCGAATCTATTACTTGTACGTTTGCATTTTCAAAACCAAAACCACGATTTAATTCAATATTTTCTCCAATGGTAAAATTGGTATCTGATTTAACTAAAGAGAACTTTGGATAATTTTTGTAGTTAACAACAGTTGCATAAAAATCTTGAACTGTTTTTGCTATTCCGGGATTTGTTGAAACACCAGTAAATTCTAACCTTCTGGGTAATGTAGTACCAGAATTTAGATAGTTTGATACTGTAAAGAATTGATATGAATAATTTTCAGAATTAAACCCATCACCATTAGAATCATACTTCTGTATGCCTTCGACATAAATTTTATCACCTATGGTAAATGGTTCTTGACTAAAACCGGAAAGTGGAGTTACTAAAGTGCAGGTTACAATTCCGCTAGATGAAGATTGAACATTCTCAATTCTAACACCATTTGTATTATTAACTGCTCTGATATCCACATCACCATTAGAAATTCCTTTAGGTTCTTGTTCTATATCTACTCTTACTATCGATGAACTAACTAGGATAGGTGTCAATAATCCAGAATCAAGTTTTCTTCCAGTTTCTGTATCAAAAACTATAATATTTGGTGCGGAAATATAATTTTTTCCACCATCAAGAACTGAAATCTCAGATATTGTGTACGAATTTTTAATTGTTATAATAGTCGATAGGAGTGCTTCTGGTCTAAGAGTTTTATCTGAAGCATATTCAAATCCATTGTTCAATATTCTAATTTGCCCAACTTTTCCAATAGTATCGGATTCTGGAACAATATACGCATTACTTCCAGAATTTGAGATAACACTTTGGAAGAGTGGTAATTTTTTATAATTTAATCCTGATGAAATTGTTTTTATTTTTGCTATAGGACCAAATGCACTTGTTGATGATGTTGTATAACTCAAATCAGTGCATTCTGACCCAGTATAACTGTTTTTTTCTGGAGATTCTGTTAATAGAATATTGAAAGTTGTAGTTCCAACACCAGAAATAGTATATGATCCAGTATATGTGCTATCAATGAACTTAATTTGGGAGTAATTTTGAACATCAACATCCGCAGTACTAATATACCCAGATTTTTCTAAAGTATAAAATAATGGGAAGTTTATATTGTTATCATATTTTAGATGTATTGATGATCCAATACTAGTAACTGAAAATTGTGTGCCTACACCAGTTGAAACGAATTCTTTTTCAAAATTGTTATCGTAAAATATTTTTAGGTTATAACCGCTGAGAGAGGAATCTGATAAATTAAAGACTAAATCATTCCCCTTTATTGGGTATAAAGGTGGATTTATGGCACTTAAACTATGAGATGCTGAAGGAGCACTAGTAATACCTACAGTTAATGGTGGATCATACTTGGAGTCTGATAAAGTTTCACATAGTTTAATTCTATTGTTATCAACTTTAAAGACATAGTAAATTCCTTCCGTTAATCCAACAGAAACATTTGTTGATGTATAAATGACTTTATCACTTGTTTTAAAGTTGTGATCTGATATTGTTATTTCACCAGTTGTTGTGCTGATTGATGAAGAAGTAAAATCTCTAGGGTTTACTAACAGTTTTTTTCTAGTAGTATCATATTTTAACTTCACTGAAGATGATTGCCCAATACCAATTGAGAGATTTGGGACAACAGTTAAGTTAATAATATCACCGTTAGTTAAATTATGTGTTGTTGAGATAGAAACTTGGGTTGTTATCTTTTTAACATTGCCAAGTAATTGCTTATAATTTGATTTAATTAAATATTGATAGTCATCAGTTCCATTATTTGTAAAGAATAAACCATTGGTTGAAGTGGTTAATCCAACTTGAGTAACAATTCCAATATGATCTGGAGATTTATTAATAATGTAAACAACCTGTTGGTCTCCACTAATTGGTAAATTAAAACTAGAACCAGTTGACGAATTGGATACTGATAATGCAGAAGACGATGATAATTTTTGCAGTATTACTTGTTGATTTGTCTTAAATGGATGATTTGGTATATAAATCGATTGAGTTGGAACAGAAATATTTTTAATCTTAGATCCAGTTTTATACTGAAGTTGAATTGTTACTCCAGAAGTTGTCCCTACACCAACAGATTGTTTTGGATTAAAATAGATATTTTCATTTAAAGTTGATTCAAAATAATCAACTTTTTTATTAATTGTAAATTTATTGGGAATAAAGTATACTAGAGATGTTGCGGTATGAGAAACCCCAATAGGATTTCTTACAACTCTTATAACATTTTCACGATTATATAAATTTAAAATTGAAAATGTTTCTTGATCAATTTTAATAGTGCTACCTACAGAAACATTTGCTGGTATATTAGATACATATATATCAGTTACAATCCCAGTCGAAGCATATGCTGGAATATTTTCTTCTAATGATGAAATATAAGAAGTGATTCCTATTTGATGAATAGCATTAAGTGGACTTAATTGAGTAGAAAATCCAGAGACACTTACATAATCTAAATCCTTAAGATTAATATCACCAGTAGCATCAAAATATACCTCTACCTGACTATTATTTTTAGAAGTAAATAGTGCATTTTGATATTCGATAGAAGATGTCTGAAGGTTTGCAATTGCTTTACCATTTACTTCAGATACTACTGCTTGTAATCCAAATCCGTTAGTATTAGTTTGATCAAAAAGTAAGGAATCATTTACTTTGTAGTTACTACCGGGATCAACTATATTAAATCTTTCAACCGACCCTTTTCTAATCGATTCTATTACAAAAGATTGGTTAATAATTTTATTAGATTCTATAATAAAATCATTATTGGCATATTTTTCTCCCAATTTATATGGGAAAGTATTTCTAACTAATTTTGAATTATTAAAATCAAATGATTGATCTATTCTCTTATTCTCTGATACAAATTTTGATCTGTACTTATTGCCAATAAAGTATGGGAAACTTCCAATAACATTTGCATTGACATCAACGACCGAAGTTGCAAAATAAGCATAGACACCATTTGGAAACTCTGGTGTAATGCAGAATCTGCCATTATACTCATCCAGATCTCCTGAATTTGTAAATTTATAGTCCTCGACAAAAAATCCTTGTACAAAACCAACAGGTCTGTTGAATATATTATTAGAATTTAAAGTATAACCAGATACTAATTGTTTAATTGCTGAGTTCTTATCTCTTGGATTAGAATAACCATATGAACCATAGATAGGATTTCCATCATATGCCCATCCAATAATTGGCGAGTGTTGTGAAGAATTATCATTAAATACATTTTGAATCTTATTGGGATAAGATGAAACATAGTATTGTAACTCATTTTTAGATGATGTTAATATTTCGCCATTATTTTGTAAAGTAACATCATTTATATCTCTATAAAAAACATTATTATTTACGGATACAGATCTAACAGAGCAATCGATTGATGCGCCTTTACCCGCAGATTCTACAGTAATGATAGTGTTTGCTGCAGAATAACCATAACCACCATTAATTACAATTACATCCGTTATTTTACTATTTTGGATTACTGGTCTAAGAACAGCACCTGTACCGATACCAGATACTTTAAGATCTGGTTGAGAATAATAATCTTCTCCGCCATATAATACTGAAACATCTGTTATTTTACCATCGACTACTATTGGACTAACTTGTGCATTTTTTCCACTTCTAATTTCAATATTTGGTTTTTTATGATAATTTAAGATAGTTGATCCATATCCTACACCCTTTTCATACAGATATGCATCTACTATGCTGCCTCTAACTGTTGGTGTTGCAACAATAGATCCTCTAAATTGAGTGCTCCCCAGTCCAACCGCACTGTAGTTAACTAGTAAAGATATGTCCGGGTATTTAAAGATTTGATATCCAGAACCTACGGTGCTAAATCGTACATTTTTCCTCTTTTCATAATCTGCAAAATATGTACCACCAACTCCAGCATTAGATACTTGAAAATAATTATCGTCAATTTTTAAAATATAATAATTATTGGAAGTAGTTAATCCAACAATACCAGTTGTTTGATAATCATATGAGATTAAATCACCATCTTTAAATCCATGGTTCTCAAAAAATATGGTATGGTTTGAAGTTGAAATTCCTGCTGGAGTAACTATCAATTTTCTATTTTCATATCCACTTCCACTATTAACTACTTTTATTTGTGAAAGTGTATTTTTTATAGATGTATAGAATTTATGAATACCTGATGTACCTACAGTTGTAAATCCTACGGTATTAATTCCTGCATTATAATCCGAGATTGATTGGTATAATTGAATAGTTCTATCATTTATGAACTTTACAATGTACTCGGAATTTTTTTGCAAAGTTAATCCTGTACTGAGATTGGACGCTTTAAAGGTTCCTATTCCCAATGAATTATTATTTTGTGGATTATAAAATACCGATTGTCCATCAGAAAGTCCGTGAGGATCTTTAAAACTGATAGTTTCATTAGTAATATCTACTCCACCATTAAAACCTAATTCTTTAGCATCAAAACTGATCTCTCTTAGTCTCTTTTCTATAATCGGTTCTAATACCGCACCTTTACCATTACCTCCAGTGAGTGCAATGGAAACAATAACATCAATATCAAAGTCTTGTGGATCTACGTAAACCTTTTCTAAAGATCCTCTAATTACTGGTTGAATCGCACCATTTCCAGAGTTTAATGACAACAATGGTGGATTAATTACGTCATATCCGTTACCACTGTTTAATACTCTTATCGATTCTAATGGTCCGTAGTAAATTTTATTATTAGACTTATAGTTTAAAATTTCTACGCCATTTAAAAGCAATCCAGTAGGACCAACTTCAGTAATATTTTCATTATTCACTGAAATGTCAGGTTCTAATGGAAATTTTCTAAGTATTTTTTGCTGAGATATTGTTTTTTCTTTTTGTTCTGATAATGTGAAGTTATGAATTCCGCCGGGGAAATTTGCAAATTGTACATAATTTGCAGTACCTATTACAGATCTAGAAGAGTAGAGTCTAATAGATGCTAAATCTGGTAAAACTTCAACATAATAAATGCCCTCATTTAGTCCCTGAATTGGAGTTGCTGATGGTTTGTAGTAGACTTCAGATCCAGTAGTAAATGAAATATTTTCAGAGAATAAAATTCTTGAGTATAATCCGGTATTTTCAACTAAATCAGATATTCCTGAAGCATTATAAGAAAATACGGGAATAGTTATTTGATAAGATGGTATTGAGTTTGATGCGACATACATGTGTACATCATCCTCATTATAAACATTCTGAACATCAGCAAATGATTCAGAATGCTCGAATGGAACAATAGAACTTGTTCCCGTTTTAATTCTCCTTCTAATGTCATACCTAAATGAAGTATTAAACGTAAATGGTTGATTAATAGAGACAATTCTATCAGTTATTCCAGTTACTTGTAAATTGGATGCTGCCAATACCTCAGAATCTCTTAATAAAACATCAATATAATCTCCAACTTTTAGACTTGATTTATCAATAGTGCTTTTTACAATAACTTGCTCTGCCAGACCGTCATTATTTCCATCAACTAAAGATTCTATTTGATATCTTGACTTGGTGTTGTAAATCCAACTGTTAGCAAAAATTTCTTTTTTTGTAGGATTTGTTGGGGGATTTTTAATTCCTTCGCCAATATTCTTTACAAAAATATATTCACCTTCATTTGCGGATGAGATTTCAGTTATACTGTTGAAGTCTGTTAATACTCCAGTTATTCTTAGTTCTACTTTTTTAGTTAAATCGCCACCTTCATAACCATAATAAGTATCCTGTGAATAGATTGTAGATGCGATTGGAATTTGAATACTTACACCAGAGCAACCTAAAAATTGATTAACTGTTTTATCAATATAAGATATTTTATTATTACCAGAAAAAATCATCCCCGATGATGGGAATCCAATTGTAGAATCTACCGTAATTGTAGAACTTCCTACACTAACCACATTTAAATTTTTTGTGCTACCTGTAATATCAAATGAACCCGTAATAGTTGGGAATGAATCATCATACCCAAGAAATAGTAGAAGTTTGTAGTAAGTTTTATTTTTTCTTCTAATAACTTCAACTTCAGATATAGAAGATGTTGAAGAAGAATCTGTGGTCTTTATAAGGGTTTGTCCACGTAATTCTAAAGGATTACCAGAAATAGACTCGGCAATTACAACTTTTCTTCTTAAGTAAGATGCAGAAGATGATTTAATTAATAAATTCTCTAAATTTTTAATCTTGGGAGTTTCATTATATAAAGCATTAAATAGAATTCTAAAAGATTCATCAGTTCCTTTTGATTTGTATAGAGAATTAGATTCTTTTATAAAATTACCAGTATTTAATTCTGAAGATAGACTGATACTTTCTAGTCCGGGTGTTAGACTATACTTAATTTTATTATAAAATTCCTGTAAGAAAAGGGAACTTAAGTTTTCTACAGTAGAACTATTAGCATGTGAAGATGCGTTAGTTGATGTAAATACTAATTCTTGATTGTTTAATTCCTTATGATAGTCAGTAATTCCAGAGAATCCTCTGATACATCCAGTAAAATTATTTGTTGTAATTCCAGTATATGTAATTACTTCATCATCAATTTTTAAAAGTCCATAAGATTTTGGAAATCCTTTTGTACTTTCAACTTGAATTGTTGTTGATGTTGAAGATATACTTGCAGTTAATGTAGTTTCACCTACAATAACTTCTGGTGTAAAATTATCAAGTTTTAAATATTGATCAAGATTTTCTACAATATCAACGGGACCACCTTGATATTCTTGAGAAATGTAATATTGCTTCAAAAACTCTGAAAATTTTGGACTTTCATCCAAAACAAATTCTGGTAATTGATTTGCAATGATTTGCTGAATTTTTACTCTAGACTCAAAACCATCTCTAACCATTTATTACACCCTCGTTATTTGACCATTAGAGTAACTTGATCTATAATATTCATCTGAAGAGAATATAACTCCAGAACTATCATCACCAGATGATATTACATCTTTAACCATATTTATTTTACTTTTAGAAACATCAAACGCTAAGTAAAGATCTTTTAAACCTATAACATCGTTTGATTCTGGAATAGCTTGAATTTCTATAATATCATTTGGTAATTCTGTAGAAGTAATCGTTAAAGACCCTAATAAAATTTCTCCTGTTTCGTAGTTAACAGTGCCTGCAGATTGAACTACAACTGGTGTCCTAAGAGTCACTGTAGAACCAGCACTTACTAAAACTGGAGAATCTTTAACAATTGAAATGATTCCTGTTTTCAAGTCTGTTTGATTTGGAGTGTCTGTGAAATATACAATATCCGTCTCTCCAAATATCTTAAATCCAGTTGATTTTATATTTTTCCCACTTGCATTGACGTGGAACTTGTTACCGTAGCAAATTTCATATTGGGTAGGATTACTAGTAATCGCTTTTAAATCCCTTCTTAATCTGACTCTTGTAATGTTTGATGTAATTGCTTCATCAGTATTATCAATCACTTGTAACACTTTACTATATTTGAATCTACCACCAAATGAATTCAAATTAGTAGATTCTGAATAGGAATTTAAAGAATTGATAACTCTTGTTCTCAGGTCTTCTAAACTAGAAACCTTGGAATAGTTATAATAGACGGACGAGTCAATCTCAACATATAGTGTTTTGAGATCTATTATTTCTGGGTTAATACCAGAGACAGTGTATTGCTTTAGTTTATTTTTTATATTTTGCTTATTAAAATCCGAAACAAAACTTCCACCCTTTGGTTTGATACTTATAAAGACCTTTCCAAACTCTGGTGGATTTAATTCTTCACCACCAACTACACTTATCGATTCCGCTTCAGGATAAATTATGGTCTTAATAATAGTTTCATAGTCTCTAGATGTAACTGCTCTGTATTGTGAAGAGTACAGTCTAGGTGCATATTTTTTGATTGATTCAATAGTTTCAATTTCAGATCCATTTTGAGAACTTTGTGAAGTCGTAACTACAACAGTACCTTCAGGAACAATCGTTGTTCCATTAGAAGTAACTAGTGACCCTTGGAAATCGAAAGATCTAGCACCATTACCTTCTCTACCACCGGTAACAATATATGAAGCAGTGATTACCGCATTATTTTCCAAATCTTTTCCAAAGATTCCATCACCAAATAGAAGTTCGTATTTTTCATCTTGAACTTCTTGAATTAAAAATATTTCTGAAGTTTTATCAACATTAAAAATATTATCAACTACATTGTATGGTTTACCAGTTCCTACATCATTAATACCTTTAACACTTACTCTAATTGTTGAGGTATCGATAAATGGATTATCTAATATGAATTTTTGATCTAATGACTTATTAACGACGAACTGTTTGGTGAGAAAAGTTCCTTCTTTAATTTGAATATTAGTAAATGTTGCAGTTCCATTTACCACACTTGTTGTTATATTCTCAGGAATTGAAAATATGTAGGATGACCCACTTGTAGTTCCTGTGCAAACTAGTCCAGATTGTAAGG